CATTTTATTCTATTGATGATTGTCTGGTCTGAGTGTATTCCTGTTGTATCTGTGTGGATGCCTGTTGTGTCTGCCGTGACCGGTGTTGGCGTCGGCGGCGGTGTGTTGCCACAGCCCTGGCATCCGCTGAGGGCTATGGTCATGGTCGCTATAAAAATGATACTTTTCATTCGTGCGTCTGGTCTACGGTTATAGTGGTTGAGTCTGCTGTTATCTCTGTTGTATCAACGGTCAGTGGTTTCAGGGCCAGGCTCTCTGCCAGGTCCATCTTCCATATCCGGTGTCTGATCCTGAAAACTCCGCGTGCAAAAAGAAAGGAGCGCTGCAGGTTGCCTATCCTGTTAATGCTGTCCTGGAGGTTGCCCAGCAGGCATAGCTCTGTGGGTTTCTGGTCCATCTCCATGATGGTCATATCCAGGAATTGCCGCGACCGGTTTCCATGGGCTGCCTGCTCATTAGCTATGATCTGCAACAGCGGCAGGTTGTCGTAAAAGCCGCGGCGGTTCCAGAGGGTTGTGGGGGTGAGCCCTATGGTCTCCTGATGTGTGGCCACGATTCCCTGCAGGTTGCCGCTCAGGTTGGTGATGGTCGTGTCGCCGGTGAACTCTTCCCCTTCTTCATTGTGGGTAAATATCAAAGTGTTCTGGTATGCTATGACTGAAACCGGGTAGTAATCGATCGCGTAGACAAATTTCCAGTTTATGGCTGTTGTCTGGAGGCTGGTTACAAAGTCGATCTGGCGCGTTACGCCGTTGCAGGTTATGCCAGCTGACCCGCTGCTTCCTGAGAGGGTGATGATATCCCGGCGTCGCTCCTGTCCTGCAGATGCCAGGGCGCCTCTAAACTGCTCCAGGACGTTGTCGATGTTGCAATCGGTGACGTCGCCCAGGATAAAGTCCTCTTTCTGCTCCTCTCCGTTGACGAGGTTGGTGGCGGTGTATTCCTGCTTTATGAATTCTTCAACCTTGACCTCTATCCTTTCGTAGGCGTAGCGGCTGGTAAGCGTGCTCTGCTTCCGGGAGCGCGGGTCGTTAGTCATGACGGCGCTGGTACGCAGTTTCTGGATCTCTGCCGAGGTAACGTAAATCTTGATATTTTTCAGTACCGGGTATATGCGGCGGCTGGTCATGATGGGCAGCAGCTTGATGGTTATCTCGCCATCTTCCGGGATTCCTGTCACGGCCTGCTTAAAGGTGCGCCAGGAGGAGAATCCTATAAAGAGCGCGTTTTCGCCAAGCCGGATCACGTCCGGCTCGTCTTTCCAGAGCAGGTCCTTCGGGTTGGCCGGCCTGGGCGGGTGCGTCAGGTAGTAATTCCAATCCGGGTTAGTCAGGTAGTGGGATCCCTGCTTTATCTCTATGTTGAGCTCGGCGTAGCCTATCAGGCCGATTGGTCCGGTGTTAAAATAGCCGTATTCAAATTCCACGATGACCTTGTCTTTCTCCGAACTGACGGCGGCTGTGGCTATGGTCTGGGAGAGGCTGAAGGGTGCAAAGGGTATCGGGTTGGTCCCCGTTATGATGACGCCGTCGCGCTCCTCTGTGACGTAGTTGCTCAGTGGCTCTGCAAAGCTCCCGCCGGCGCGGGTCCATCCTTCCCATTCCTCACCGTCGTACTGCTCGGCCTTCATCTCGCCTCCGGTGAGCCAGTTGTCCTTGTTGCCATAGTCCTGGGTGAGCGTCACCTTCCGGGTCGCCTGCTGGATCCCTACGATGCTGCCTGGCATCTGGCGGTAGGGGCTGATGCTTCCGGGACGGTTGATGTATTGCGCTGGCTCCAGCTCTATGGCTGCCTTGGTCGTCGGGGAGGTGAAGTGGCGGCCGTAGATTGTGTCGTTTTTTATCTCAAAGGGTCGGTAGATACAGAATACTCCTGTGGTGTCCTGCTTTATGCAGGCGTTCTTCGTTCTGAGCAGGTGTTTCAAAACCTCGTAGCAGTTGAGTGCCTTGCTTGTAAAAACGGTGGTGTCTATCGATGTCTGGTCCCAGGGGCTGTCGCCGGTGTCGCTCTCCATTGTCACCTCGTAGAGGTTGTCGTATTCCTTAAACTCCGCGTGGCCTATCTTCCCTAAAATATCCAGGACGATGGCCGCTGCTGTCTTGCGCCCGGTGTAGGGGACGCCGTCGCTCTCCTCGTAGGGTATGTTTTTGAGCAGCGTCAGGCCGTCTGTGCAGGTTATCCTGCTGACGTAGGGGACCGGTCCGTAAGCCTCCTCGTATTGCCGTGGATCGATAAAGCCCTTCCAGTAGAGCACGTCGTCCTGGTAGAGCTCTATGGCGTGGTGCATGTCTCCTTCGCTGTAAAGATCTGCAAGCGCAAACATGGAGCGGCACAGGACAAAGAGCTGGAGGCGGCTGCTCTTTATGGGATCCTTGATGCGGTCGCTCTCGTTAAGGTGCTCCAGCTGTCCTGGCTCCTCTGTTGCGGCCTCCAGAATATCAAATTCTTCCGTGTAGGCGTTATTTGTGTCGTTGTCGTAGCTGCACATGGCTCCGGAGGTCGCGGCGGCCCATGATTCCTGGTTGGTGATCTCCGGTATGGGATCTCCGTTGCGATACTGCGTTTCGCAGCTGTTCTCTGCCATCCAGACCTGGTCACCGATCTTTACGGTCAGGTATTGCTTCCCGTCATTGCCGGTCATAATCCCCGGATCTGTCGAGTCGTCTTTTATCAGCCGTATGCTGCCTCCTGTTGTTATCGAGCTGACATTTCCTGTGGTCGCGTCATTGGAAGCGGCCGATAGGCCCAGGTAGTAGTAGTTCAATCCTGCCAGCGTGGACGTCAGCAAGTGGAGCGTGGCGTCCAGGCCGGTGTATGTTCCGTTGTAATCCCGGCGTCCTGCTCCGAGGGCTGTGAATCCCGATGAATTGGTGGATCCCGGATCGAAGCTCCAGTGTTCTGTTCCTACCTCTTTCAGCTTTGCTCCTGCTCCGGTGCTGCCTCCGAGCTCTGTCATGAGTGCTAGCACCTCGGTCTGCGTTGGCACATGCCAGCCGGCCGGTGCAAAGTAGCGGGGATCCTGGGCGACGTATCCGTTATAAAGGCTTCCGTAGTTGTTTTCAAAAAGAATTGTAAAGGCGTCGCTCCAATTGTTATTGTAGGCGCACATGGCTCCGGAGGTGGCTGCTGCCCAGGTGGCGTCGTCGGTTATTATCGGAATGGGGGATCCGTCTGTGAAGCGCGTTTCACAAAGGTCCGCTGCCATCCATTCCTGGCCTCCGATCACCTTGCTGGGGTATGCCTTCCCGTCATTGCCTATGTACATTCCGGTGTAGCCATGCCCTCCGGAGGGGGTATCCCTGACGAGCCTTATGCTGCATCCGGATGGCTTGCTTGCTGAGAGTTCTCCTGTGTTAGGGTGGAGAATCGCGTTATCGTATTTTAAATTCCGGACCACTCCGTTATCTGGCAGGATCGATTGGTCGCTTGTCCAGAACCAGCAGCTCTGGCGCCTGAGCATAAAGGTTCCGTCTGTCCCAAGCCGGTAGCCGTTGCCTCTGCCATTGAATCCCACCTCATTGGCGGCTCCGGTGTTCGGCTCGTCCCACCATTCGGTCCCTGTCTCCTTGAGCTTGCCTCCTGCCACCAGGACGCCTCCGAGGTAGGTTGCCAGGGTGTCCCATTCCGCTGCTGTGGGTACATGCCAGCCCGGAGCCGCTATGGCGTGGTTGACCTCGGCGGCGACGTACCAATTGTAAAGGGGTGCATAGTTCACGGTTATTCGCGAGGTGAATCCCTGTTTTTTGACCTTGGCCCTCCATAGGACGCTGTGGCGGTCCCGGAATCTTATTTCATATTGCGTTGCCCATGCCATCAGTATTCGTCCTCCATCCTTCGTCCTAGTAATCCTATGGCGCGGCCCTGTATGTCGCCGGTCACCTTTACGTTGATACTGCGGCGGCCCAGGCTCCTGCTCTCATGGGCTGTCAGAACGGTCTCGCCGCTCGATAGCAATGCCGGGTAGGTGTCGCCTGGGTATCCTGGCGGCACGGTTCCTCCGGAGGCCATCTTTATGAATCCCATGCTGCTGAGGGCGCCCTTGAGCACGATCCCGCCTCTGGCGCCTCCTCCTGTGATGGCATTCAGGATGGTCAGCACGGCCATCCTGGCCAGCAGCTCTGCCACCAGGCGTTTGAGTCCGGTGATGATCGACTCTATCATGTTTTTAAAGCCGTCCTCTGTTGAAGTGAATAGTACGTCAAAGCTCTGGGAGAGGATCCCTACGGCGGCGCTCTGCTCCATGAGGCTCTGGTTCATTTCATCGATGAGGTTGGCCTGTATCTGTATGTCGTCAGCCTTCTGGCCTCCGTATCCCTGCAGGCCCGGCAGGCTGGGGATGCCTCCGGACAAGGCTCCTATCAGCGGGGATCGGGTTTTGCCTGTAGGCTCTGTTCTTTTTATGGTTTCGTCGAGGGTTGTCAGCTTCTCTATCAGCTTCTCTGTGTCTTTTATCTGCAGCAGGATCTCGGTTCTTCTGGCCTGGTCCGAGACCAGGGTTTCATCAATGGATGTTTTCAGCAGGTCCAATTCTGCCCTTAAGTCCTTTATTGTTTTGGCCTGTTTTTTTACAGCCAGCGGCCCTCCTTCCGACTCGCCTCCGCTGTACATGCTTGTCGACTCCAGCATCTTCTTGTAGCGGTAGCTCTCGACGTTCTTCTTTGTTGGGGATTTCAATCCAAAGAGCGGGACGTCTGGGTCGGCCCATACCTCAAACATGCGTGCTGTGTCCTCAATCAGCTTTCCTATCCCGGAGCTTATAAGCCAGCCTCCCATCTGTGTCTTGAGTTTCTCCCAGGCGGCTCCTATCTGGGATATCTGGCTGGCTGTCGTATCGGCCACGTCGCCCATGCCGCCGAGTTCCCTTTTGATGATATTGCCGGCTGCTATGCCGAAGTCTCCGGTTTTCTTTACCTCCTGCTGCAGCTCCACGGCTGAGATGCCGAGGTTGTCCATCACCAGTACGCTCTTGCGGCCTATCCCGGTGATGATGCTGTCCACGAGGTAATCCACGGATTCGCCGGTCTGGAGAGCCCTTTTGGTGGCAAACTCAAAATATGTTGCCAGTTGCGAAAGCGGTATTTTAAAGTTCTTTGCCTGCACGGCCTTCTGCATCAGCTGCAGGTCCGTTACCGTGCCGCGGGTTGCCGTGCGCAGGTCCGAGAGCATGCCTGGCTGGTTCAATCTCTCAAAGGCCGCCTTTACTCCTTCGGTTTTGGCTGCCAGGCCGATGATGTTTTCTGTGAAGGCTTTAAGGGCCGAAAGGGCAAAGGCCCCGGCGATGGCTGCTCCGATCTTCTTTATGGCGCCGCCAAAGGCTGAGGCTTTCTTTCCTGCGTCATCCAGGCCCCGGTCAAATTTCGTTTTGTCGAGGCCCAGGATTGCTTTCAGCTGTCCTATGATCTTCATGTCAGTTCTTCTTTATGTCCGGCCATTTCTTTATCAAATCTTCGGCTGTCTCCTGCGTCCATTGTGGGTATTCTTTTTTCTTCTCATCAAAAGGCAGGCGCACTATCTGCTGCGGGGAGAGGTCCCTTTTGCGTGATGGCTGGGTGTTGTTTATCATCATCGCCAGGAATCTTGTTTGCTCCCATGCCCGGTCTACCCTGCGGTTGTAGTGCATCTGCATCAGGTATGTTTTAAATGGCGGCAGGCTCCAGAATTCCTCTTCGTTCAGTCCCAGCTCTGCAAAGGCCATATCGTAGATGTCGGCAAGCGTCAGGTCTGGTCTTTTTTTTTTCCTTCCGGCGCCACCTGGAGCCAGTCCGGAAATCTGGCATAGCTCAGTGCTCTGGTGAGGGTGAGGCCGTCTGCCTGGCTTGCCCTCATTAAGGCTGTGGCTATGTCGTCCGGTGCAAAAAAGACCTTCTTGCGGCGTTTCATCAGATGCCATGCGGCGGCTCCGTAGGCCAGGAGGTTCTTTTGTGTCTCCAGGGGTAGCTTTGCAAATTCTTCCGGCGTGGCCGCGGCGATGTCGTAAGCTATAAGCCATGCCTTCCATTCGTAGCTGAATCCTACCCTGATCTTCCAGGGGACGCCCCGGAATTTAAGCCGTAGTTCTGCCTGCCATTTCTCCATAGCTCCTTATTTTGCTCCTACCGTATCCTTGCTGGGTTCCCCGCTGACGATGCAGTCGACGGTGTAATCCGACAGGTCGTTATATTCGGCGCCCTGGTGTACCCTGCGCACATAGGCTGTTGCCTGGTAATAGGTGTCTCCGCTCTCTGTACCTCCCCATTTCGCTGTAAAGGATGTCCCTCCCCTTAAAAGATCAAAGACGTCGTCAAAGGTGCTGTTGCCGCCTGCTGTCGGGTCGTAGAGCCCGCTGACGCTGAATTCCATCCCTTTGAACATGGGGACGTATTCCTTGTACTGGTTGGTCGATTCCCCGGTTGTTGCTTCTGCCATGTCGGCTTCTGCATCCATGCTATGGCTGCGGTAGCCCACGAGCGTCTTGCCATCGAACTGGAGGACGATCTTGTACCCTGGTATTTTCATCTCTTTAAAAATTAAGTTGTTATTGGTAGCTGTCTGCTGTTAAAATTATCACGTAGAGCGGTACGGTTGTTCCGCTCGCGTCGTAGTCAATTGTTTTGGCCGATGCGCTGACGGGTATTAAAACCGTGTCTGCTTTGTATAGCAGGCTCTGGTTCGCCTTGAGCTGAAAGCTAAAGGTGCTTCCGAATAGCGGATATGGGTTGCTGGCTCCCTGGCTGATGGTGCAGGTTGCTCCGCTGCTGTCCGGCAGCAGGAATTTAGCCGCGACGACCACTTCTCCTGTCAGGTTCAGCGCCTCTCCGAGGGTGTTGGTCAGGTCGGTCAGGTCTATGGTTCCATCTCCGGTGAGCGCCTTCGCGTAGACGTGGTCGGCGTCAAAGCGCGCGGAACCTGGGGTGTAGTTGACTACCTCGTTCAGCCCGTTGAGCTCTATAAAGGCGGAGGTCGTTGGGGTGACGAGGTTCTCTGTGACGCTCAGGCTGCTGTTCAGCCGGGCGTTGCGGACGTCGGTTAATGCCATCGCCATGACGGCTGCGGCGATTAAAATAGGGATGACAAATCTTGCTTTTTTCATTGTTTCTGTTCTATAAAGTGTAACATTCTTAGTTTCCGTATTATGTTGTAGCTCGTATCTGTGAGCTCTGTGTCGTGTTCCATGTCCTCAAATTGCGCGGTGAGGCAGTTGAAATCGTCCATGATGATCGCCTCCGGGTCTCCGGTCAGCTCCAGGAGCTGCTCCATGATGCCGTTGGGTATGGTCTCGTCTCCTTCCGTTGTGGCCTGCATGGAGACTATCTGGAAGGTCACGGTGGCCTGGTAGAGCACCTTGTCTCCGGTGTTGTAGGGGATGAGGCTCTCCAGGTAAACCAGAACGTACTTGTTGCTCCTTCGCGGTATCCTGGTCCCCAGGGGGACGGTTTCGCCTTCGCTGATGATCCTGCCCTTAAGGAGCTGGATGTATGCTTTTATCAGTTGCTCGGTTGGGTCTCTGTGCTTCATGTCAGCGCTCTTTTTAATATTTTCTCAAGACGCTGGCAGGCGTATTTCCATGCCGGGAACATGAAAGGGTGGGGGTGCGTGCCGGGATGCCTCACCTCGCGTCCGTAGGTCACGTAGCCCATCTGCCAGGAGGTGCTTTTCTTGTTCACGTTCCATCCCGGCGGCGCTCCGCGGCGCGGTCCTGCCAGTATTTTCTTGTTCTTTACCCGGATGATGTGCGGCCGGGTCCCTTCCTCAAATGCCTGGCTGTAGTTGGCTCCGGAGGTGACCTCTCCTGTCAGCCCTGCCGAGGTTATCCGTTTGGTTATGTGGCTGACGAGGTAGCCTCGTCGGACGCGGGAGGAGCTGGTAAAATTGCGGACCTTCAGCTTGGCCATCTTCTCCAGGGTGAGCGTTGCTTCCAGGATGGCCCTTTTAAAGTCGATGCCGCTGCGGCGCCTGAAGGCTTTCATGTCGATCTTAAACTGATAGTCGTCTATGCGCATGGTCATCATCTGCCGTCCCTCCCTATGTCTATTTTTATCCTTTCACCTTCGCTGATGATCGACAGGATCTGGTAGGCGTTTCCCCTGTAGAGGATGCGGCAGTCTGCCGTGACCTCCTGGGTTGTCCGCTCGCGGATCTCGACCTCGTAACTCTCCACGTACTCGAGCTTGGCATATTCCATTCGCTTGACTCCGCGGGTGGGGACCACGGAGGCCCAGCTGGTAAAAAGGTCGGTGTAGCTGTCTCTCCAGCCTCCGATCTCGTTTTCCGTCTGGGTGGATATCTGAATGGTTACCTTGCTGTTGTACCTGGTTGTTCTCATATCAGCCTCGTCTTGTGGGTGTGGAGGATCTTCTCCACGGATCCCATGAATTTCAGTTCATAGAAGTCATCCCGGTTGTCATACCAGCGGAGGATCTGCATCAACATGGCGTGCTTCAAATCTTCCGGGAGGTCCTGGGTGTTGGTGTTGCCGTAGCCGGCCTGGAATGTCACCAGGATGTCGTAGCCCTTTATGGGGGTTATCTCGACCTCGTAGAGCCCTTTCTTGTAGTAGCCCTCGTTCAGCGTCTGCTCGGTTTTGGTCCCGAGGTAGTCTATGGTCTCCACCTTGTCCACGGATATCACCGGGGCGACGGGGAGGATAAAGGGCGACTCGCTTCTGCGAAAAAAAGCCTCATAGGTCCTGGGTGCGAAGGAGAGCCCTGTGCGCCTCTCAAAATGGGTGAGGACGCTGCTTATCATCTGCTCGACGAGCAGCAGCTCCGGTCCGTCGTCCCGGTCCTCAAGTTTGATGAACTGGCAGACCTCGTCGGTTGTCAGGATCTCAGCCGCTATGTCCGTTAATATCCTTAAGTCCATTTCTGCTGGTTATTTCTGCGGTTTTGCTACTTTGATGTTGGCCTGGGTGATGTTCGCCGGCCTGGGCTGTGGCTTCTGTGTCGGATTGACCTTCGTCTCAGCCTGTAGTTTCTCCTCTTTGGTCTCGGATTGCAGCTTCTCCTCTTTCTTCTGTGGCGGCGCCTCTTTCAGCAGCCCGGCATTGCGGAGCCCTTCCACCTCCATCGGGAGGACCTCGATCTGCTTTCCTGTCTTGAGCGTTACTTTTACTTTCTTTGTCATGCTGTGATTTTTAAAAGAGGGGAGGGTGCTCTCTCCCCTCTGGTTGAACATTGGTCTATCGTTGCCAGACTTTCCATTGCACCTTTGATACCGTCAGCTTGTCTGCTGCCGCGACGGCTCCGTCGCTGGCAAGGACTACCCTGAAATAGCGGTAAAATGGCGGTGTCGATGCGGCCTGGACGGTGTCGATGCGCACGTCCGGCATATAAAGCGAGAGCTTCCCTGTTGCGAATGTCTGGGCGGTGGAATCTACGAGGGAGGTGTAGGCGTCATTCTCAAAAACCTTTCCCTGGAGCCTCACCTCATAGTCGTCGGTCGTCCCGGTGCGTGTTGCTGCCACGTGGACGGCTATGGCGACCGGGGTGTTCTTGTTAACCAGGATCTCGTATATTACGCTATCCTGACCTGTTCCGACGGTGTCGGCTGCGGTGGCTGCTTTCTCATAGAAAAACTGAGCGCCCTTGAGCGTCCTGCTGTCAGCGGTCCTTGCGGTTACCTGCCCGAAGGCCGAAACGGCAAAGACAAATCCTATTAAAATGGCTATTATCTTCTTCATGTCTGGCCTCCTTTCTATGATCCTTCAATTGATGCTATGAGTGCTTTCGCTGCTGCAAACGTCCCGCCTACGAAAGCGTAAGCGTCGGGAGTAGTCACCTTCAGTCCGGCGATCCTCATGGATGCCAGCACTAAAACCAGATCGTTAAGGACGTCATCCTCGTTCTCGTAGTGGAAGGTGACGCTCATGGCTCTTTTCACGTATGCCTTGGCCCTGGAGAAATCGCCGACGATGAACTGGCCGGCTGCCAGGTCCAGGCTCTCTACGATCCTGACTCCTTTAAAAAGGTCACCGTTGGGTGAGAGGAGTGGGTGGTGGACGTAGCTGTAGTTGGCGTTTTTCAGCAATCTCATGTTGATGCTGTCGCCGGGGTTCAGGACGAGCAGGTTCGGCAGGTAGCCTTTTTTCTCTGTGTCGGAGGTGTTGCCGTTCATGACCTGGAGGATGGCTGCTGCCAGCACGTCTCCTTCGTTGGGTTCTGCCACCTTGGTGAAGTTGGCAGGGCAGGCGAATGCCTTGTAGTACTCGTCGATGCCCTTGAGGTGGGTTCCCAGCCCGGATCCGGAGAGAATCTCTGCTTCCCGCTCGCGGGGGATGCCATTCTGCATCAGGTCCTGGATCTCGGAGGTGATGTACTCAAAGTCTTCCAGCGCTGAGCGGGAGACCTTGGTATAGTCCTTGATCATCTTGATGTCCATGCTCTGCTTGGTCCAGGTCTTAGCGGATCCTTTAGAGGGGGCAGCCTGTTCCGTGACCATCTCTGCCGAGTCGGTCCGGGTTGTTTCTTCCCACCATGAGATGCTGTCGCGTCCCTGGCCTATGGTTCCCTTGGCGACGGCGTCCCATAGCGGAGTTGGCCTCCAGGGTGCGGAGCTAACTCCGATGTCGGTCTGTGTTTCGATCGTGCCGGAGTTGATGTCGTCGGTGTCAATGTTGGCGGCCTTGACATCAAAGTTGAGCAGGCCCCTCTTGATGCCGTCCGTGGTGATGTTCTTACGGAAGTCGTCACTCTTGACCTTTCCGAATACCTGGGCCTTGAGGTCCGGTGTGGTTCCTTTCTGATATTCTCCGAGCTGCTTGAGCTGGGTGGATATCTCGTCGAGCTGTTCCTGCTGCTTGACCATCAGCTCCGGTATAACCGGTTTGCCGTCCTTGTCAATGAGCCCATCCAGCTTGGCGGTGATGCTGTCGTATTTCGTTTCCAGCGCTGAGAGGTCTGCTTTCTCTCCGATGGCCTTCTTGAGGGCATCTATGGATTGATTGATCTCGCCAGCGAGCTGTTCGACAGTTTTTTCGTTCTTTTCCATCTGTCTTGTAGTTAAAAATTAAGATTCATTAAAAAATATTTCACGCGGTCTGCTTCGAGTGCTGACGGGTCCTTTTCGGGAGTGTCCTGCGGGTCGTCGCTTTCCAGTAGTCTCTTTAGCTTGTTGTATGTTTCTTCTATCAGCCGGCCTTTCTCGTCGCTGTAGTTGCCTTCGCGCATCATCAGCTCCAGGTCGCTGAGGCTCTTGATGTCGATGAGCGGTGTCTGCTGGTTGGCGCCCCAGCCGTAGAGGGTGCTGTATTCCATTACCAGCTTCCATTCCGATACCTTGCGGACGGTGCGGTCCTTGTCCCTTTCTTCCTCAAATTTGACCGGTATCACCCTAACGGAATGCTGGAGGGTCTTTCCGTGCTCTGCAAATAATTTGTAATCTTCGAAAACATCCTTCCCCAGCTGTTTTCGTATGTTGAGCTGGGAGACGGCTATAGCGCCAAAGTCATCTTCGTAAAGCCTGATGGGGACGCCGAGGAGCTTGTCGCGCTCGTGATTGAGCCAGTGCTGGATGGTGTGGCCGTTGTTCTTAAAGGTCCGTTTAAAGGATCCCGGCAGGGAGATGTCGCCGTCGCTGTCCTCATTTCCAAAGGCGTTGATGTAAATGGTGACGACTCCTTTGCTCTCGTCGAGGTCCTTCACCTGGTGCTCAAAACTCTTAAAAATTGATTTCATCTTTTTTTCATTTTAATTCCTGGTAAATTCCGCAGAGGCAGTTGATCGTATTCCAGGCGCTGCCTTTGGGGTCGCATGGGTATTGGAGGTGTTCGCCTCCTATCTCAAAGTCGTCATAGAGATCCACCTTCTGGCCGTCGGCTGCTTTGTGCGGATCGCGGCTGTCTTTCACGAAGGCGCTCATCCATACTTTGTTCATCTCTACGCCGAGGCTCTTAGTCCCCTCCAGGCTGCCCCAATTGGCAGCCCTGTTGACCTCGGTCCGGACGATGCGTTCGGTCCGGTAGTATTTGGCCTCATGCCATGCGCTCTGGATCCGGTCCCGGAGCATGGTCTGGGCCTGGCCTCCACCCATGCCGCTGTCGAGGATCTCCGGGGTGAGCTCTGCGAGCAGCTGCCGGATCAGCTCCACGGTGGTGTCTCCTATGGCGACTATCATGTCGCCCACGTTGCTGCGCAGGTAGCCCAGCGTCATCTCGTAGATCAGATCATCAAATATTTCCTCCTCACCCTTGCGGAGCTGCCGGCGCAGGGTGCGCCTTTTCTGCTTGGCAAAGGGAACGGCGACGGTCAGGTATAGTCTCTGGTAGGCATCCTGGATGGGCTGGTTGTCCAGCGGGGGGACCTGGAGGTCCCGGATGTCGCTGGTCTCCTGGATCCGGTCGTACAAAGGCTGGATCTGCTTGTCAAAGGCTTGGGCAAAAATGGAGCGTAGCCGGTAGCGATATACTGACTTGGCGTGATCTTCTATTTTCCAAAGCCTGCGGCGGTCCATTACATTCTTCCCTCCATGTTTCGGTCCTGGTAATATTTATCACCTCTGTCAACTCCGAGGTCCTCGGCCAGGCCGGCTGGCATCCTGTTGACGTTGGTGTAGCGTATCTGCATCTCCGGCAGCCCTGTCGTCTCCTCTCCCATAAATTCGAGGTATTGGTCTCCGGTGATGATGCCGTCGGTGAACATCTGACTTACCCATTTAACTTTTTCTGCCTTATTCTCCTGCAGGCATTCGACCTCGCTATAATCCGGCTTGAGCCAATAGTCGCCGTATGCCTTCAGGATCTTGTCAAAGCCGGCGCAAAACTGGAGCACGTCCGGTATGAGCCTGTTGGTGTACATGGCCTTTTCGGCCTGGAGCTGGTTGTTGTATGTTGAGCCCTTGGTGTCGTTAAAGAGCTGGCTGGGGACCTGGAGGATGTTACAAAACACCCTGAGTCCGTGTTCGGCCGTGTTGATGACGTCCATCTCCCGGAGGTTGTCGTAGCCTATTTTGGTGTAGTTCATTTTTCCCAGGGTAAAGATGGGAATGGCGACGTTGTCTACTCCGGTGTATTTGGTCCGGTAGCGCTCACGAAATTTGGCCTCTTGCTCCTCGGTTGTGTCGGTGGCGTACTCGTCCTCTTTTGAAAGGATACCTGGGGGATGGCCGAATTGGTACATTTTGGCTGTCATCTGGTCTCCGGCGTTCTGTGCCGCGATGATGTTGGCGGCTACCTTTACCGGGGACATGCCCATGAAGTTCTGCCCTCCGGCGTAGTTGAGGGTGGGAGCAAAGCGCTCATGCCATACGTCGGCTGGATCTATGCGGTAGGTCTGGTTAAGGTCCAGGGTGTAGGCTCCTATCGGCTGGCGCCATCCGGCGCTCTTGATGGTCACATCCTGGGTGGGCATGATGATCATGCCGTCGCGGGTGAGCTTCCCCTTGTTGAGTCCGGCGCTCAGGCGGGGGGCGTAGACGATGCCGTTGCCGGTGATGTAATGGCTGACGGCCCAGTGGCGGCAAAATTCAAAAAAACTCTGGTAGTAGTTCGTCTGCTCCCGGAGGCGGTCCACCTCCTTGTCCTCTACCTCTTCCCATCTCTTGGGGGTCTTGCGCATCAGTTTGGCCTCGTCCAGGAGCCTGGCAAACATCGAGGCGAGCTTCGTCACGATGGCAAAGACGTCAGGGTTTCCTTCGTAGCCCTGGTCGATGTAATCCTGCATCCTGCTGTCCTTGCTCAGGGCCATGCTGGGGGAGAGGAATTCGTAAAGCGCCCGGTAGAGCTGGTTCTGCTCAGAGACCTTGATCTCCATCTCTGCTATGAGCGCCTTCTGCTGCTCGATGACCTGGAGGCTGGTCTCGGCTATTCTTTTGTATCTGCTGTTGAATATCAGGCCCATACGTTGGTGTTTATCTTTTGTTTCGTCCACATAAAAAAGTACCTTCCGGCGTCGATCAAATGGTTAAAGGCGTCTATCGGGATCCCGGCCTTCGTGTCGGACCAGACGTAGTTGTTGATCTCTTTCTGTAGGTTGTAGCTCGTCTCGGTTATCACCAGCTCGTAGCCCTGCATTTTCTTCAGCCATTCGCTGACGGTTCCGTCTTTCTTGACCGGCATCACATTCAGCCCCAGGCGTGCCGGCCCGTCCTTCTTGCGGAGGTCCGTTATGGTCCTGGGGTCGGCGCAGTCGGCAATGATGAGGCTGGTTGCGCTGGGGACGGCCCTCAGAACGGCCTTTCTCAGGTCGTCGGTCGACTGGCCTGTGTTGTAAAAGCATTCATCCATGTAGATCTTCCTGCGTCGCTCGTCGACGGCCACCCTGACCATCGCGTCCGGATCCGGGTGGTAGCCGAAATCCAGGCCGAAGCCGTAGGGGAGGGTGCTGTCAAATTCTCCTACGGTCCAGTTGGTAAAGATCTGGCCCTCCAGGATGCCTATCTCTCCTTCGCCGTAAACGCGCACCCAATTCTCAAAGCCTGGCTTGTCGTATTTGTTCAGTATCTTCTGGCGCTCGATGTCGCTCAGGTAGGTGTTATCTCGCCAGGTGCTGTGGATGTAGGCGTGCGGGAAGTTAGGCATGACCTCCGTGTGCACCCAGAATTCCGCTGTCGGGTTGAAGTCCATGATGGTGCATTTCCGGGTGCGGGTGTGCATCTGATCAAAAATGTCGTAGGTGATCTTCTTGTTCGCCTCGTTTATGTAGAGGAAATCCCGGCGCGGTCCGTGTACCTTCGCCAGGTTCCCTTCGATGCCAAAGAATTCTATTGTGCTCCGGCCCAGGCGGTAGGTGTACTCGCTCTTGTTGCAAATGTCGCCGGGGTTGTATCCCATGTCCAGGAGGATCCTGTCAAAGTCGCGGATGGCTCCCATCTTCAGGTGCGGCAGGGCGTAGCTCACCACGGAGATAACCAGCGGCTCCTCTGCCTGCCTGGCGATGAATGCCAGGAGCTGGAGGATGGACCAGGTCTTGCTGCTCCCGGTGCTGCCCTGGTTGATGATGAGGTTCTCGCCTGCAGTGTAGGCGTCCAGGTTCTTGAAAAATATGTCAGTTAGCCGTAGGTCCATTACTTAAAAATTTCTCCAGCTTGTCGGCATTCTCCTTCGAGCTGACGATGATGTTTGTTGGCGCTGGTATCCCGGTGTGCTTTGTTTCGCTGCTTTCCACGTAGCCGCGTTTCTTGCATTTTGTTTTGGCCAGGAAGATTAGGATTGTCGGGTTCTCCTCTTGAATGCCCAGCTTTGCCAGCTTGGCCTCTATGGCATCCATGTATGCCTCCTCATAGTCCTTGCTTTCCAGCCTGGCCTTAAACTCCGGGTCTTTTCTTGCCCATTCGTAGACGGTGTTCCGGGAGCGGATCCCGGCGACCCGGCAGGCAGCGGTGACGTTGCCGAAGGTTTTACCCATCGCTTCAATGAAGGCTTCCTTTTTCAGCTCTGTATCTTGCTTTGCTATTCGCATCTTTTTTTCTCTTTTTAGTACTTTGATGTACTCTTAAAATGGTACGTCGCTGAAGTCGGTCACTCTCTGGCGCCGGCTTCTGGCTGCTGTTGGTCGGCTGCCACCTCCCCGGCGGCCTCCTCTACTACTCCATGCCATAATTTTGCCCTCCTTACTGATTTGTTAATTGTTTTAAATTTCGCTATCACCCGGTCGTTCATCCCGGTGACGAAGTCGTATATTTCCTTGCTGTCATGAATTGCGATCTGCTCTATGTTTCCGCTGCTCCGCAGATTTGCGCTGCCGTGGATGCAGAGGTGGATCCCGTTGGTCAGCCTGGCGACCGTTATCTTTGTGTGGTTCCCGGAGACGGCCATCTGGAATCGGTTGTCTATGTCGAGCTCCCGCTGGATGTAGGGTATCAGCTGGCGGCGCTCGTGAGCATAGAAATAGTCACTTACGGTAAGGTTCAGCTCCTTGATGTAGCCCTTTAAAAGCAGGGTTGCCAGGCTGTCCACGTTCTCCTGGCTCATGCTGAGGGTGGTTATGTCCATGCGGTAGGCCCGGATCAGTTTTTCTGTAAATAGGGCCTCTATCAGATCGCCGAATATGAAGCTGCCGTCTATTATGCCGAAATAGCTCATCCCTGGCTCGACGGCGATCTTCCCTGCTGTTCGTTTTGCGTTTTTCCAGAAGTCCGGCTTTGGTTTAAAAAGCGGCGGCTTGATAAAGCGGGTGTTGACGTCTGCCTCTGCTTCCGTATCAAAGAATCCTTCCGGGTCAAATTCAAAGTCAAAGGAATTTTCCAGTTCGTCAAAGTCAAAGTCAGTATTTATGTTTTCGCTCATGATGCTGCCGTCTCTTTTATGTTTTTCCTGTATGGTTGTCCGTTTCGCTCTATGGTTATGTCTGGCTGGAGCTTCTGCATCCTGTCCACGATCACCTCGCAATAGACCGGGTTCAGCTCAATGGCAAGGCAGCGGCGTTTCAGCTGGTGTGCCGCCACCATTGTGGATCCGCTGCCGGTGAAGGGATCCAGCACGGTCTCTCCTGGCTTGCTGCTGTTGTGCATCAGATATCCGACCAGGGTGACCGGCTTCATTGTCGGGTGCAGGTCGCTCAGTTGTGGCTTGTCATGGTGTATTACCGTGGAGGGTGTTTTGTCGCTGAGTATCTCCTCAAGCATCTGGAGCAACTCTGCCTTGCTCAGTTTCTTCAGGTTGGCCTTGTCGTCTATGACGGTGGTGTTGGTTCTCTCGCTTATGAAATAGTGAGCGGCTCCCGGCTTCCAGCCGTAGAGGATGGATTCGTGTCGCCAGTGGTAATCCTGGCGTCCCATGACCAGGCTGTTCTTTACCCATACCAGGTGCTGCTTGGCGCGGACGCCGTTATCCTGGAGGGCCTTCAGGAAGTTGTAGCCTTCCGTGTCGGCGTGGAAAATATAAAAGCTCCTACCTGGCTTCAGGCCGCGGAGCATCTGGCGGTAAAAGTCAAAGAGGAGCTGGTAAAACTTTTGGTCTGAGAGGTTGTCGTTTGCGATCTTCTCTTTTGTGGCGCCTCCGGTGTAATCCACGTTGTAGGGTGGATCCGTGATGACCAGGTCTGCCTTCTTTCCTGCCATGAGCAGGTCATAGTCTGCCTGGTTGGTTGCATCGCCGCAGATCAGCCTGTGCGGTCCTATTGTCAGCAGGTCCCCTCGCTGTATCTCCGTGTCGATCCTTTCCGGGATCTCGTAGTGATCGTCCTGGATGTCCTGTTGCTCCTTTTCGAACATTTCCTCCGGTAACTCCAGGCCCCAGCCGCTGAGTTCCTCCATGTCGTATTCTGCCGAGAGCAGGTCCATGTCCCATTCTCCGTAGGCCAGGTTGTCCTTAACGACAAATTCCCGCCATTGCTCCGGTGTGAGGTCTTTGCCCTGCTTCACCCAGCCCTCCGGGATATCCTTGTATCCGAGCTCCTTCAAAGCCCGGTAGCGCATATTGCCTCCTTGGATTACGTTTTCCTCATCGACAATTATCGGTCGGAGCTCCATCATTTTTGGGAATGTCTTAAGGCTTTCTAGGAGCTTCTGGAACATCTCATTTCTTATAAACCGTGGGTTTTTGGGGTTTATGCGTATTTCCGATAATTTCATGAAAAATGTATTTACATCGATTTCAGCCTTTTAGGTCTTTGTGCTCGTCATTTCTCGTATTTTGTAATTTAAGTTATTTTTTTGTCGCTTAAAAAAAAGATTTCAACATTCCCTGGATGCAATCCCCCTCCCCCCGCTCCAGAGGGTAGGGGGGTAGTTATTTCGGAAAAGGGGGGTAGTTATTTCGGAAAAGGGGGGTAGTTATTTCGGATTTAACATTTATTTTCCGCTTGTAACTTATTGATATAAAACACTTTGCAAAACTGCCCAAAAAGCCTATAGTATTTATAGATATTATAGTATCTATAAGAAAGGAAAAGGGGGAGGCTTTACCTCCCCTCTCCTTTCTCTGGTGGTGCTTTTTTATAGTACCCTGTGATGGGTTATAGTGTGCTATATTTTGATTAAAATATATATTCCATAACTTTTCAATCCGTTTTGCTATATGATATGCAAGTAATGGGGGAACAGCATTGCCAATTAGTTTATATGCCACTGAGGGACTTATAAAGAACCTATTGCCAGACGTAGGTATGACAAACAATTTCAGCACCCCCGGTGACCAATTGCATGATCTGCTTTTTATCGGCTTTCGTTAAACAAAACCACTCATCATCTTTTACGATGTGAGAATATGTCCTGAATCTTTGAGGTTTTTCCCGCCCTGTTTTTTTCTGAATGATTTCTGAAGATTCATCAAAGCAGAATAATGCCTCATTTGAAATAATTGTTCCTGGGAAAAGACTGTCATGGTCATTAAATGTATCGCGAACCCATTTTGCAAAGTTTATTTTACATTTATGCTTTAAAGTAAATTATAATTGGACTTTAACAAATCGTATATACAGTTTTTCATTATCATATATAATTTCATGAAATTGATCGTTAAATGGCACTTCGTATGGGATATTAGTATATATTTGACCAGTCACAATACTAT